CACCTGAATCATTATAAGTTGCGCTTACACCTGTTGTTCCAGTGATTAAGCTTCCAACAACATCTTGAATAGCTTCTGTTGTAGCCGCTGTTGGATTCCATTGAGTACCATCATAAACCTTAAGTGATCCACCGCCTATGTTAAAGTACAAAGCACCTGCAACAAGAGCATCACCATCATTATCAACGGTTGGATCTGAAGATTTAGCCCCTAAATAACGGTCATCAAAGCTATCTAAAGCTGTCTCCGCTGCTGTTTGAGCGGTTTGAGCAGCCGTAGCTGAAGTAGCTGCGTTAGTAGCAGAAGTTGAAGCACCGCTTGCAGATGTAGCCGCATTAGTAGCTGAAGTGGATGCTCCACTAGCAGAGTTAGCTGCGTTAGTTGCAGAGGTAGCCGCTGCAGTAGCACTTGAGGCTGAAGCTGTTGCGCTATTACTTGCATTAGTAGCAGAGGTAGCTGCATTAGTTTCGCTAGTAGATGCTGCAGAAGCAGAACTAGCAGCTGCCGTAGCAGAATTTGCAGAGTTAGTTGCTGAAGTAGCTGCTGCTGTAGCACTACTAGCTGCATTTGTCTCTGCTGTTTCTGCATTTGTCTCTGCTGTTTCAGCAGCAGTTTTAGCTGTTTCTGCAGCAACTTTTGAAGTGTTAGCTGCTGTTGCAGAGTTACTAGCATTAGTAGCACTTGTAGCCGCTGCTGTAGCACTATTGGAAGCTGCAACGCTAGGTGCTTCCCATGAACTACCGTTATAAAACTTAATAGCATTACTGCTACTATTGTAGTACATAGCGCCTTCTACTAAAGCATTACCGTCATTATCAACACTTGGATCAGAACTTTTAGTTCCCAAAAATTTATCATCAAAGTTATCAAATACTAATTCAGTAGCTGCTTGCGCTGTTTGCGCTGCTGTAGCTGAAGTAGCCGCTGAAGTAGCGGAATTACCAGCATTTGTTTCCGAAGTACTTGCATTAGTAGCTGAAGTGGCTGCATTAGTAGCTGAAGTACTTGCATTAGTAGCACTTGTAGCCGCTGCTGTAGCGCTGTTACTTGCACTAGTAGCTGAAGTGGCTGCATTAGTAGCACTAGTTGATGCAGCAGAGGCACTATTACCTGCGTTTGTTTCAGCTGTCTCCGCATTGGTTTCTGCAGTTTCTGCAGCTGTTTTAGCGGTTTGAGCCGCTGTTTTAGCCGTATCAGAAGCAGTAGCAGAATTTGCAGAGTTAGTTGCTGAAGTAGCGGCTGCTGTTGCTGAGTTTCCAGCGTTAGTTTCACTGGTAGCTGCATTAGTAGCAGATGTTGCAGCTGCAGTAGCACTATTACCTGCGTTTGTTTCGCTAGTAGCTGCGTTAGTAGCCGAAGTAGATGCTGCACTTGCAGAATTACTTGCATTAGTAGCTGAAGTAGCTGCTGCAGTAGCTGAACTAGAGGCATTAGTAGCAGAGGTTGCTGCTGCTGTTTCACTTGCAGCTGCTGCTGTTGCAGAGTTACCTGCCGAAGTTGCGCTAGTAGCTGCAGCAGAAGCGCTATTAGAAGCACTCGTTGAGGGTGCTACCCATCCAGATCCACTATAAACTTTTAATTCATTTGCTGTTGTGTTGTAATAAAATGTACCAACTACAAGAGAATTACCGTCATTATCTGTAGCAGGATCAGAAGACTTATTACCTAAAAACCTATCATCAAAATTGTCATAAAGAGTTTCAACTGATGCTAAAGATGCTGCTGCATTAGATGCGCTAGTAGCTGCACTTGTAGCACTTCCCGCAGCCGCTGTTGCGCTTGAACCTGCACTAGATTGTGAGGTTGCTGCATTTGACGCCGAAGTAGAAGCTGCACTTGCAGAACCACTAGCCGCATTTTGAGCATTTGTAGCAGTTGTTGCTTGAGCTGTCGCAGTAGTAGCACTATTACCTGCACTAGTAGCAGAACTTGCAGCGTTAGTAGCCGAAGTATTAGCAGCTGTTGCAGAGTTAGCTGCATTAGTAGCTGAAGTATTAGCGGCTGTTGCGCTATTAGCTGCATTAGTTTCACTAGTACCTGCGTTAGTCGCCGAAGTAGTGGCATTAGTAGCTTGAGTGGAAGCTGTGGTGGCAGAATTAGCCGCTGCTGTAGCACTTCCTGCAGAAGCAGTAGCACTTGTAGCGGAGTTATTAGCTGACGTTAAAGAAGCCGCCGCAGAATTAGCTGCATTGGTAGCTTGAGTAGAAGCTGTAGTAGCACTTGCAGCAGCATTTGTCTCTGCTGTTTCGGCATTTGTTTCAGCCGTTTCAGCTGCTGTTTTAGCCGTTTCTGCAGCTGTTTTTGCTGTTGTTGCTTCTGTTACAGGATACTTCCACGTACTACCGTTCCAAAAAGCAAAAGTATTACTTGTTGTGTCAAAATAAATAGCACCTGTTAATAAAGCATTACCATCATTATCTACACTAGGTGCAGAGGACTTTTGGCCCAAATAACGATCATCAAATTGATCATAAAGATTAGATGTAGCTGTAATGAAGGCAGAACCACCTACATTGGTAGAAGATACTTGATTACCTGCTGCATCAATAATTACAACAATAAGATCTCCATTGCTATCCATAGTAACACTAGAAACAGAGTCACCTTTAGTACCTTGACCACCTGTTCTAGCTAAACTTAACTGCATCTGTTGATTGTTAAGAGTAAGATTATATGCCATGACTTAAGCCTCCGTAGGTGAATATAAGACCTCAACGAGACCACGCATAGGTTTCCAGATTTGTTGAGCATTACCTGAAGCGGTATCTTGAATCTCTAAGCCAATAAAACCATAAATAGGTTTATCAGGTTCAGGTGTTGTATTCCAAGTTGCAATAAGAGTCTGTGGAATAACTATATCAAATTGATTGTCCGTTGGAGTAGCATCAATAATAGGTAAAGTAATAACAGCGCCACCGCTGCGTGGATCAGTAGGTTTTACACCTGAACCTTGTATGTTATTACCTTCAACTACTTTAGCTGTAATTGTATAACCTGATAAGTTTGTTAACCAACCAACTACCATGTCTAGTCTTGTTTGTTCACCGTGGATAACTGAAGCTAGTATAGCCCCATCATCCGTAATCAAGTCTTTTGAACTTGACGTTATCTTTGAGCGTGGCATATTGAATCCTCCTGCCGATCCTCAGATGGGCTTTATTGTTTTTATTATTATTTATTTTTTATTAGACCTTGGAAATCAAGTTTAATTTTCGGCCCATCAGGATTTTGTTTTTTATATTTAACGTTAGCCGCTACAGTTAACCCTGTAGTTGCTGCTAATGCACCATAAAATCCCTTATCAAAACTTCTAGATAATGCGTCTGCTTTGGCTTTAGTCATGCTAGTATCTGCCGCTTTAATAGCAACTCCTGATATTTTAGCATACTTTTTAGCATCGTTTAAATGCAAAATTTCTAAAGCATTAGATTTAGCAAGACGTTTTATTAACTTATCATCTAATTTTTGAGCCTTCATAAGTCTATTTTGGAGAGAAGCAATTGACTTTTCACTCTTGGTAGTTTGTACCATAGCTCTTACATAAGCTCTATCTGCTCTTTTAAAGTTCCTTAAAGCTTTTTCAGGATTATTAAGCCCTAATTGCTTAGAAATAAAACTTGGATTTTTATATTTGTTTTCGGCTGTTGTTTTTGCTAACAATAGCTTAGATGAACGAGCGGCTCTACCAGCATAAAGTTGTTTAGAAAAACCTAATTTTTTAGTAAGTTTAACTTTCCTAGCAGCTACTCGACCTTTACGTGCTGTTATTTTAAATGCTTTGAATTTAGCTTTACGACTACGCTTTAATGCGCTAGCTTTAATAGCTTTTGCCAAGGCTCTCTTTTGTGCAGCTGATAATCTCGAACTACCAAATTTAAATGCTATCCTTGCTAAAGCCATTATACTGACATCTTCTTGTATTTAGTTTCTTGAGATTGCTTAATACTATCTGCAGAAGCTCCATACATTCTCTCTATTTGTCTCATTTGTCTGCGCAACCCTATAATACTAGGTGCTGCAATAGCGGCTTGTACAGGTAATAAAGCTGCACCAACTTTTAGGCTTCTACCTACGTTTCTTGTAATATTTTCACCTAAAGTTAAATCAGAATAGCGTCTACGAAATACACCTGTAGGTGCTACTAATCCCACAGCAGCAGAACCTGCTTTACTACGAAATGAAGATGCTTTATACTTAGCCCTTGAAGAAGCAAGTCTTGCTGCATAGGTTGCCCTACGCTGTCCTGCAAATTTACCCCCTGCTCGGAAGTTAGATCTAAGTACACGACCACCTGCTTTACGTGCTAGCTTCATAGTAGCTACTTTTTTGATAGCCTTTTTACGGCCTATTGTAACCGCCTTACGTTTAGCTGCTTTAGCCGCTGCTCTTTGTGCTTTTTTAAGGGCTAGCTTACGGGCAGGCGTCATAACAAAATTAAGTATTTTACTCATTTTAAATGTCCCTATATGTTGTTTTGCCTCTAGTGTCTAGCATAGTACGTCTATTTTCAATCTTAGATAATCTACGTTGAGCACTGAGTAGGTTCTCAATTTTTTTTCTTTTATATTCTTGTTCAGCAGCTTTGCTTCGACCTACATTTCTCGGTCTATAAGGTTTAGGTGTTGATAAAGAATCCATAAGAGTATTTCTTCTTTTTTTAGCTTCAACATTTGCTGCTATAGCTGTGCCGTACCCAGCTAATGCTATTCCTGTAGCAACTTTTTGAACACGACTACGGCCTGTTGAAACGCCTTGTGTTAAGGCTGCACTAGAAACCGCTCTTGTTGTTTTTCTTTGAATTCTTTTAGAAGCAGCTTTTACTGCTTTCCTTTTTAATTTTCCTGCTATAACTTTCTTACCTTTACGTCTAGCCGCTGCAGCAGAAGCTCTTTGAGCTTTACGTAAAGCAAGTTTTCTGGCTGGTGTCATAACAAACCTAGCCAAGCGTCTTATTGCCATAGTGTCCTTTCTAGAATCCAAATCCACGCTTAACGGATTTAGTTCCTGCTCTGATTGGGTACAGATATTCTACTGCATAGCGTAAAGCATCTGTCCAGTGTTCAACACCTTCCTTTTTATCAATCGTAGCACTATCTGGATTAGATTCTATCCACTGTGTACGCTCTAGAGACCTTATTGTATTAACACACTTAGGGTGTATAAGCATATCAATATCACCATTGGCGTTCTTAAACTTTTTATTTACAGCTGCTACTGAATCTACAATCGGTGGAGCTTTTGTATGTGCTCTGGTGAGGATTTTATTTGTCTCTAGGATTTTAAAATCTGTAACACCGACAGCAGCTGAAGTTTTTCTCGCCCTCCCAGAAGGGTCAGGATAGCTTGTGATACGATGACCATCAAACTTCTCTGTAAGCGCCCTTGCTAGGGTTTCTGTGTCAGGGTGGCCTTGCATCTCATCTAAGATGTGTATTTGGCTACCTCTAATGGCAAATATGACGGAGGCCATGATACCAACGTTAAAGTCGATAGCAACATGAACATCTTCTCCGTCTTCGAAAGAAGGAAGTGTTTTGTCTATATGATCCTTGCGGTTAAATGTATAAAATACATTGGTGCCAGAGTCTTCGAAGCTTGCAGTATACTCTCTGGCAAACTTTAAAGGATCAAGTGTTAATTTTACTCTCTCAATCTCATCCTCATCGAGGAAGGGAGAATCATTATAAGTATATGTATAGCTCTTCCAATCATTGTCGGAATCTTGTCTGTTGTACATTTCATAAAAGTAATCATAACCTTTAGGTGTACTAATAATAAGTGCTCTACCGGAATTAGCACCGAACTTTTTAGCATTCTTGGGAGACCATCGAGTACTGACACAAGGTTGGATAATAGACTCCCAAGATTCTTTGAGATTCATACCCGCACCTTTCCATGATGTAACCTCATCGGCTACTACAAAGTATTGCCCTGTACCCCGCATACGCTGGGATGCTTCATAAGACCAAAGCTTTAATTGTACGTTATTTGGAAACCAAAAAGTACCTGCAGCCTTTGATGCCTTATCAGCAAAGTCTTCCATGCCTAGTTGCCAAGCTATCAGTGGATAATAAATATCTACTGCTTGGCTGTATGTAGGCGCTATCAGTGCTACGTTTTTATTAGGCACTGATTCTTCTAAGTCCATTAATTCTTGTACCGCTACTATAGCAGCTGTTGCGGCTAAATATGATTTACCAAAACCACGACTAGCATTAACTACTGCATAACGACAAGACTTGTCAACAAATAAATCTCTAACGACTTCTGACTGTTTCTCATGTAACTTTATCATTACTTTTTATAACTCTTTTTATAAGCTTTTATAGCTGGCTTTATAGCTCTATAAGGATTAAATCGTTCACCCTCTTTAGATCCATACTTAAAAGCTTTGTTCATTTGACGTTGAGTATCTAATTGTTTTATTTTATTAATATTACTCATGCTTTACGCCTTTTAGGTTGTGATGAATACTGTTTACCTGCTTTAGTGTCTTTACGCTTTTTAGCTGTACTAGCTGCATATTTCTTTTTAGGCATAGCATTAATAGCATTAGTAGGTAAGTATCTTTCACCTGTAGCATTGGGCCCAAGAACAGAAGGTTTACCGCTTTTAGTACGCCACTTCTGTTTAGTCCATTTAGTCATAGACTTTTGAGCTTTTGTTTTAGAGCCAGTATAACTACCGCCACTATCTTTATATATTTTAGCAGCCAATTGCATAGCTCTGGCAGAGTGTTTACCACCCATACGAGCCTTGGCTTTTTGTTTGGCACGTTCCCAGAGTCTAGGGTTAGACCGCCCCATTACTTCTTTTTGCCGCCCTTTTTAGGTGGACGACCACGTTTAGTTCCGTAAGTACCCATTCCTTTTGGCATAGTAATTCCCCTATTATCTAGTTGTTGCTCTACGTGCGTTAAGACCTAAACGGCGACCAATACGGCTATTAGATACACGTTGACCTAAACGACTATTACGTAAACGGTTTCCACCACGGCTACCTGATCTACGTGCTTTAGCTGAAGCTTTTTGTGCTTTTTGTAAAGCTGCTTTTTGTGCTGCACTGCCCCATGATTTAGCTGCACTTGCCCCTGCTGCTGCACCTGAAGCTGCTGATGATGCTGCCTTACGAACTTTACGCCCTGTTGGTGAATTGCTTGCTTTACGAAGACGTTTAGTTAACCTACTAGGTGATTTACTTCCACCTTGACTAAACTTACGTGTTGCACTCTCACGACCGCTTTCTTTAATAGTTCTACCTGATTTACGAACAGCACCTTCACGCCTAGTTTGACCTATTGTTGAGCCTGATTTACGTACAGCACCTTCACGCTTAGTTTGGCCTATTGTAGATCCTGATTTACGAACAGCACCTTCACGCTTAGTTTGACCTATTGTTGAGCCTGACTTACGAGTAGCTTTTTCACGACTACTTTCATATATAGATTGTCCAGCCCTTCTAATACCGCCTTCACGACCGTCTGGCCTCCGACTAGCTCTGTAAGCTGCAACCCTACCTGTTATAATGTTTTTTATTTTTGTTGAACGTCTTACCGCCATGTTATCATTTCCTTTAATTTAATGTGGTTAACCATACAAAGCCTGTGAGACAAGCCAGTAAAAATATTAATAAAAATATTCCGGCGCTCCACTCAATTATAGACTGTTTAATTTCCATTTTACGAAATTCATGGTCTTTTTTCTTTTTACGAATTTCTGCTTCAATACCTAAAAGTTCTTCCCAATGTGATGGGCCATAAGCAACACAAATAAAGTCTTTTAACTCTTTACGCATTGCGTCTCTTTTCTTTTGTGCAGCAAACACTTGCATAGCTTGTGCTTCTACACCACCACCTAAAGCTTTATACCAAGGCGGGTTATCTGTTTGTTTCTGAGCAAAATCTATGTCAGCCATAGCTCCTGCCCATTGAGAGAGTTGACCTCCCATATCTTGTAAATCTTTGCCTATGCTGATACCCTTCTTAATAGCGTTAAACGCAGCAGAGGCTCCAGCAATAGCAGTGATTGGATCTATCATAGTTTTCCCCTAGCTGTTAGTCGTGCTATCAGGGATATATCTGTTATCTAATCTGTCGGTCTTTTTCCATCATATTTCTTATGGCTTTTATGTTTTCATCCATACGAACTAAAGTTAATGCTTGTGTCTGTACAATAGACTCTAAAGCTTCTAATCGTACTTCTTGCCGCATTAAATCTCTAGTGTTATTTTGTATAGCATTATCTAAAGAAGAAACATACCATACAAGAGCTATAGTTTGTGCTATAATAGCTAATATAAATGTAAGAGGTACACTCTTAGAGAAGTGCCATGGCTCTGATTCACTCATCGTCGTTTTCCTTCTTATTATCGGTGAGCACAATAGAAATAGGTTTTCTCTCGGAGAATTCCTGTTCAATTTTATCAGGGATTTTCTTATAGCCATAAGCCATTAAATTATTTATTAGAGTTCCTTGTGTAGCTGTCATCTGTGCATAAGCACCAGAAGTATGCTTTCCAATTCCCTCTAAATAGTTTAGTTTCTCTTGTATGTCATTGTACTTGCGAACCATCATTTCGATAGGATCAAAACCAAGTTCCTCAAGTTTTTTAACAGAGGCCATAGAGTTAATGTTTTTAGAGCCTTTAGGACGTCCAGCCCCAGGCTTCCGACCGCCCTTTGATATCATGGGGTTAGAATTTCCAGGCATTTTATTTCTCCAATGCTTTATTTTCAAGATATTATTTAATTCAAATTTTTTTATTAACACTTTCAATAACTTAAAATATTCTTTAAATAAGCCTTTGAAACTATTAATAAAATTAATAATAATAAAAGAAAAATTAAATAGTTTTAATGTACTACACTAGGATACCAAAGTGATACTTAATAACCCCCCGAAAAGAGCTATCAAGTAGCACAATTGGACATCATCGGGGGGAATTAGCAACTATCTTTCAGATGTCAGTAGATAGCAACTATAAGTATCACTTTGGCAGAGCCTAGCAAGTTTATTCTTAAACGTCAGGTATTATTTTTTACAAATACTGCTAAGTGGCTTGGAGTGTTATAAAGAATATTTTCTATAGTAAAATAATCTTCAAACCTATTTAACCACCACTCACCATCTTGTATTATCAAGTGAGCATTTCTACCATCGCTTAAAGTATGTCCTGCAGCAACTAAGCAAGGTTGAAGTACTGCCCCGTAAGTATTTATTGATTGAATATGTGATAATACATCACTTAAACACTCTGGTTCTACGTGTTCAAGAACATCAAAACAAACTACTATATCAGCCTTATCAGGGCAAATACTTTTGTTAATAATTCCAGGATCATATTCTAATACTGAAATATCAGGGAAGAGTTCATTACAAGTTTTTTTAAATGATCCATTACCACAACCATAATCTAATATTGTATTAATAGAACTATTCAAATAAGTTTTTGCTTTAGGTATAATCCACTTAACTTTAGTGCCTACACCACCACCCCAGCTTACTTTATCATGTTTTATTTGCAGTTGTTGTTTATAATTTTCTGTATATAACATTTTCAAACCGATATGTCTAAAACTTCACCTTGAAATAATCTTTGTCTTTCATAGTAAGTATTGTTCTGTTGTTTATGACGCTCCATGAGCTGTTCAGCTTTTTCTCTCCAATTTTCCTCTAAAACTTTTTCTGCTTTCTTTTCTTTAGCAGTTACCATTTCTTCTCTAGTTTCTCGATAAGCACCATCTTCAGGCATTAAAGCTTCATTATGAGGTTTAAAAAGAATGTTATCATGAGTCTGAAAAGGCATACTAGGAAGAGGCATATGAGAGACTAACGTCATTGCAACAAAGAACTTGTTATACGAATACCGACATGAATGTTACTAGCTACATCATCTGTATCAAAATCTTTTAAATTACTTTGACTATAAAATTCAATATTATCATTTAAAGCATAACCTGCTTGAATAGAGGGCATCAAGTCTTCATCTTCATTGTCATAAGTTAGAATACCACGGAGAGTAGCACCGCTGTAAGTCATAGCATAAGCACCATACAAAGAGAAATCTTCGGTAGCATCATAAGTGCCTCCAACAGACGCACCATTATAGGTTAGCTCAGCAAAAGGTATTGTAGTGGGGTATTTATCCACTGACTCGATTTGTGCCGCTAAAGCGACTCCTAATAAAAGATCCATTAAAGATCCTCCTTAATTTTTTATTAAGTTTCCAAACTAAATATCGAATATATTTAGCTCTAAGTTCTACTGCACGTTGATAGTATATACTTGAAGGATCATCCATAGTTATAGATTTTCCTTATTAGTTACAAAAGTATAAAGTACTTCAGCGTTCTTTTTAATTTCTTCAGGTGTATACATTTTAGGTACATGATTTTCCCAAGCTTTTAAAGCTTGTTCTGTATCTTCTTTATAGAGTTCCATGGCCTTAGTAGCTATCTCCATATTAGTTTCATAAGCCTTATCCATCATGTCTTTAGCCATAGCTAGGACGTCATAGCGTAGTTGGAAAGGGTTTTTTGTATAAGCTTTAAACATATCTTTTTCTGTCATTTTGTGTCTTTCTGTGTGTGTGTAAAGAAAAAAAAAATAGGGGAGACCCCCTCAAGATATACCATATAGATATACCTTGAGAGAGTCTCCGGAGATTAAGTTTGTGTTTTGTTTTATGTGATTTCTTTTTATTAGGAATCACTTGAGGCCTGTATTTAGGCTGACGTAAATCTTTAGCCATAGGGTTTTTAATAACCGATTTAGATTTCATTTTATTTCTCCATATAAAGGGGTACACACCAATAAAGCATGTACCCCACTACAGTCTTCCACTATACTAGCCTTTTCAGAGCGTGTCTTCCACAGCCTCTAGGGTTTACTAACATACCTATAGAGCAGAGATTTCAACAACCTCAATTCCTTTACCTTTTAAATGACTAACAATTTCTTCCCAACCTTTTAATTGTTTAGGGTCTCGTGTTAACCACGTAAAGTCATCTTCTTCATTCTGACATATAACCTCAAAGTTAGAATTTTCTTCTAAAGGGCCATAGCATTCTACTTCATCGATTATTTGAATAAGTGGTTTAGGTAAGTATTCTTCATAGTAAGCGCTCATGGAATATATCCTTGCTCTCCATTAACTTGACCTGAAAAATAAGAATAATAGTTATCCCATAACAAGTCATAAGTTTTTCCTTGGTATTCTACTACCATAATATCAGGCATAACAGCTCTATGAGTAGATTTCATTTCAACAAAATCAACAAGCATATAATCTTTATTTTGATTTTTAGGAATAAAAGTTTCAGTATTCATCAAATATCTTCCAACAAAATTAACTTAACATGATAAGGGTTAGGTCTTTTCTTAACAGCTTCATACATATCTTTAGATACTAATATTACTTCAACAGGGGGATGTTCTATAAATCCACTTGTATTCATTACATTAAACCTATACATAGAGAAACTTCTTTGACCAAAGTGTCTATTCATGTTAGTTAATCTAGAACTATTTTCATCTGTAACATAAAATGTTATTTCAGGATTAAGCCACAAGTGTTCTATGATTTCTTTAGTAAAATCATCTACACCATAAATACCTATATCTGTAATATCTTTATATTGTTTTAAAAAGTCAGATTTAGCTGTTGTTGGATTATGTTTTAACTTTACTTTAGTTGAGGGTCTTCCTCTCTTCTTTTTTACCTGTGTATCACTCATTTAAATGATCCTCTAAGTCAGTTGATGCGCCAATCATTTGGAATATAACAGGTACAGTTGTCATTGATAGTTCTTCTTTGATAAAACGTTTGTACATTTCTCGTTTACTTTCAACCATAGTACTTAAGTTTTTATATACATACGCAGTGTGATTTTTTTCTAATAATTTTTTAGCATTATCACACCATAAACAATTATCCTTGCCAATAACATAATACATTATTCTTCGTCATCACCTTCTAGTACATTTAAAGTCATTTGTACTGCATCAGAGAATATCATTAAGAAAATATCATTTAAAGATTGATCTGTATTAAAATCAAATCCACCTTCAATATAAGTTTCAAACATGTCTCCAATCATTGATGATAACTTTTCTTCATCACTTAACTCTATCTTTTTAATCTCAGTCATTGCCTCTTCCACGCATAGTTTCATCTTCTTGTAACCAAATTAATCTGTTAATATCTCCTCTTGAGATACCAATATCTTTTAGCTCATTATCTGTTAACCTATTAAGTTGTTTAATAGTTTCTCGATGATGTCGCCATGTTCTTAAATAGCGCCAATATCGTACTATCCAATTTTCAAGTATTGCTTTTCTAAGCATTTCCACCCCATTCTATACACTTCCAGTCATATACGGCCCAGCCATATTTAGTAACATATTCTATTCCTACTTGTACCTGTTCTTTACAGACTTTTTCTGAAGGGTATAAAAGGGGATTAGCCATAGCTTTGCAATCTGTTCCTTGCATGTTGCAAGCTAGTAATATTGCAGTAAACATTAGTCAACCCCTTTTATTTTAAAAATACATGATGCAAGCATATCCATCATTTCATCATGATCTTCAATTCCGCTTGCAGAAAATTGAATTTCACCGTCATTACCTTTAGTAATAAGAAGTGTACCTTCAAATATATCATCACAATGATTTAATACAAAACAATGATCATCTATATATTTGTTTTCTTTTTTAAGTTCTTCTTTTTCTTTTAGTTTTTCGGTAAAATTTATAATTTCTGTCATTGAAACGGCAGCCATCCTAAATTAGTTAAAGCCCAAAGTCCAATCCAAGTATGAATGATAGATGCGACAATAACGCCGCACCCCCATCCAACTAATTTACCAATTTTTTCAGAAAAAGTTCTAGTATTATCCTTCGACATGTGTATACTCCGATGCATGAGCTATTATATCTTTGATATAAGAGTTACAATTTTCCCAACTAGTATATACTTTTTTTATACTATGATAATCATCATTTTTGTCTCGACCGCTATAACTAATTACAAAGCCATTTTCACAAAATTCAATTTCAAATCCAGATACATCTTTTACTATTTTATTCATTTTAATCTTTCTAATATAATTGTTCTTTAACGTCAGGTATTATATTTCGCAACCACCAGCAGCGCAAGCTAAAGTTTGAGCGCCTTCTGTGGTGTCCTCTATTTCATAGTTATCTAATAAATTAAAGTTTACTTCAGGAAAAGCATGAACTGCTTTAATATATTCTTGTTCAGTGCAAGGCGAATAAGGTGCTTGTGCATAAGTATGTTCACTATAAGGCAAGAAACTGATACCAGTTACATTATCAAAATTCTTAAATACCCAGTCGCCTACTTCTAACCATTCATGCTCTTTTACATAAATAGTTACTGAAACTGAATGTTCTGACCACCAAGTTTGGTAGGTTAACCAATTCTCAAGCTGTTCAATAGCTGTTTGTTCGTTAGCTAATGTAGCACCTTTCGGTGATTTAATTGGAAAATAAAATACAGTAGTACGTTCTAAATTCATAGCGTCTGGTTCGTTGGGCACACCTTGATCTTTAAGAAGTTGTGTTAAAGGATCGTTATTCGACTGACGAACAGATCGTATATAATAAGGGGCAAACCGACCATGAATGCCACTAGCACTGTCAACAAGCTGGCTAACAGTACCGCTTGGCTTAACTGTAGTAATAGCTGTAGCGGGGTTAATTGAAAGTCGTTCTGCGTATTTTTTATTAGTTTGAATAGCAACATCTTTCATTTCTTTTAACAGCCTTGGGTCAGGATTTTGTAATAGTTTACAGTCTTGAATACCAGTTAAACTTACACCTAGTAAGCTCTCTTCTTCACAATTCTTTTGCCATACTTTACGAACATATTTAAAGTCTGTCAGCGAGGCTTGAAACGTACCAAGAATAGTAGCAATACGTACTTTACGCTTGAGATCTTCTTCTGTGTCATCTACTCGGCATACTACTTCTGATAAGTTGCAGAGTTGTCCTGAACGCAATAAGATTTCTGCACAAGGATTGGTACCACGAATTTGTGAGCTATCTCTACGACCACCATTAGTATTACGTTGAGCACCATAACGGCTGTAAATACCACGTTCACCAGAACCTGATTTTTTAAGTGCTAACCACTCTTCCATAAATACATCCATAGAAGGCTTTTGATCATAAGATGCAGAATTATTAGCTAAAGCTCGTTGTGAGTTATTTTCCCACCACATTCCTGACTTAGCATCACGTACTTCTGGGTCTGTAAGATCACTTAAAGAAATAAGAGCAGAACGCCGTACACCACCTACTACAACAATTTCTGCAATTTTACATACGATATCGTGTACTTCAATAGGGCGCAATTTACGTCCTGCTGCATTTTTAAATGTATTTGTTACAAATTCAAATAAACGCTTAAGAGGTTCAGGGCCAGAAGCTCGGCCTCCCATTGTTTTAAGACGAGCACCTTCTGGTCTAACTTTAGAATAATCCCATTCATGGATATTTCCTAAATATAAATCTGCTACAAGTTTACGTAATCCTTTTGCCCAACCTTCGGCACTATCTTCAATAGAAATAGTACGTTCTGTTTTAACAAATTGATCGTTAATAATGGGTAATTTATTTACAGCACTAGCTTCAGCTGAAAACCCTACACCTGTACCAGCCATAAGGATATAAAGTATTTCATCAAATACTCTTGGGTGATCTACTTCTGCAAAACTACAATTGTAGCCTCGGAAGTGATTTTTTGATAGTGCGTCTCCTGCGCTCCACATAGAACGCAT